GGTGGCGCATTATTTTTTCTTTGATCTATGAGCTCACTTTGCTGTGAGGCTTGTATTTTAGTTCTTTCGTCTTTACGATCTTCTTTAAACTTGTCTTTTTCGTTAACTTGCTTTAACTGCATTTCTTGTAGTTGCATGTTTAAATTAAACTCGTGTTCCATCAATTCTTTCTTTATAGCTGCTTCTCTTTCCATCTTAGCTATTTCTAATTGATTTTTTATTTGCTCTAACTGTGCTTTAGACTCATTTAAAGCTTGTTGCTTTTGCATGTCAGCCTGAGCTGCTGCTTGAGCAGATTGTGTATTAGATTGTGTTTGAGCTTGAATATTTCTTTGTTGCTGCTCTTGATCTAATTGTTGTTTCTTTTTTCTACGTATTTTAAGAAGCTGATTAGCTAATTTTATATTACGCACTTCTCTAACCTCTATAGCGTCTTCTAAATATATCTGACCCGACTGCAAAGCTACTTGTATATTATTTTCAAGTTTTGCTTTTTCTTCTTCATCCGGTGATAATTCTAAGAATATACCAAAATCATGTAAGTATAAGTTAGCCATTTCTTCTAAAGTAGACACGTTAAACTTACCTAATGTTTTTATAAAAGACTCTTTAGTTGGCGAATATTCTATAACATCAGAAACACGCATTGCAATACACTCTGCCATTGTTAGGGTTATATACAAGCTTGATTGCAATAGGTGTCTTGTTGCTGTATTAGAGTTTGCTGCAGCTAATTTTTGCAGTCCTACTAAAGCATTTTTATCTGGTACGCCTCCGTCTCTAGCCTCGTTTAAGCCAGTAACATCACGCATCATTTGTAAGTAATAATTGTAAGTGCTTATAAGCGCGCTTATCTTATTATTACCTCCGTTTGAATTAAGTTCCGTAATAGGTAATCGTCCGCGGTTCATATCACCGTCTTGTGTCATAGATCTACCAATTACACTACCTGTTTGAAAGTACATGTTAAGCGCTTCCTGCGGATTGTAATTAGTGCCGTTACCTAAATCTATTTCAGCTAAAGCATCGGCATCTAAGTAAACACCATCAGGTACTACTCTAGATAATACTTGCTGTAGCTTTAAATGCGTAAGCTGAATCATATCAGCAAAGTTAGTCATACGACTTACTAAGCTTTCAATACGACCTTCATACATACGCGGCGCGCAGATAGCATAGCTCATTTGAGCTTTTGTTGTATCTGCTTTTGGTCTTATCATATTCTTTTTAAGCTCCCACTTTAAAAGCTCTTTACTACCAATTACTTTAGCGCCTTCGTAAATAACCTCAATAGCTCTGTCTACTTTTTCAAAGTCATCAGAAGCTGGAGGATTAAACGTATCGTTTTTCTCTATAGCTTTACTGCCGCCTGTAGCAGTCTTTTTAATTTTGTGAACTTGATTAGCGTATGTTTTATACTCAAAGTATAATACTGTTGCTGTATTGTCTTCGTCAGCTTTAGAGTTATAAGCAGTATTACTATAAGAAGAGTTGTAGCCTTTATAAGACTCTAGCTGCTCATCAGTAAGCTCTGGAAATTGTTTTTTAAGCTCATTTAAATAAACTTCTTTTACTTCACCTACATAATATATGTCTTCAAAGTAAGGTGAGTCTGTGTTAGAATAAACTAAATCAGCCGGATCTACATATTCTACTTTAATACCTTCTGCTTTGTTAAAAGAACTTTTAGCAGCACCAATACCTATAACTGTTAAATCGTTATTAACTCGTCTAGATATAAGCTCGTATTTGTTTTTATCAAAAATACTATTAATAGCTTCTTCTTCTGCTATTTCTACAGACTGTTTATAATCAAGCTGCATGTGCAGCTCTAATTCTTCTGTAGACTCAGGTAGTTTGCTTTGATCAGTTCTATATATATCTATACCTAATTGATTTGCAGCCGCGTCGTTAAACTGCTTAGACCTCATGTCATTAGCTATATCTGTAACATATTTAGTTCTTTCTTCTATTGATGCTGGATCCTGAGAGTAGGCTTTAATGTCGTAAGATCTATCAGCCATACC